TCGAGCTCACCGTCGAGTTCAAGGCGCTCGGCCTGCACCGCATCGAGGACATCATGCGCGGCTGGGAAGGCACCTGGGCCTGGGGCAACGAGATGGACCTGCTGTCGTCGTCCGCCGTGCGCTTCCTGATCCAGCGCACCGGGCGCTTTCCGGGGCGCACCACCATGGCGCACGACGTGTCGCCGCCCTCCCAGGTGTTTGGCGACTGCAACCCGCCCGAGGTCGATACCTGGTTCGAGCAGGATTTTGTCTCGACGCCGATCGAGGGCTATCGCCTGCACCGCCAGCCTGGCGGGCGCTCCATCGAGGCCGAGAACGTCAAGCATCTGCCGACCGACTATTACGACAAGATGGCGCGCGGTCAGCCGTCGTGGTGGGTGCGTCGCTTCGTCGATGCCGAGTTCGGCTACTCGCAAGACGGGCTCCCGGTTTACCCCGAGTTCGACACGCGCCGCCACATCGCGGCGGCGCCGCTAAAACCGTCCGAAGGCCTGCCGCTGATCCTGGGCCTCGATGGCGGCCTGCATCCCGCCGCCACCATCTCGCAAGCCATGCCGGACGGCCAATGGCGGGTGCTCGAAGAGCTCTATTTCGGGCGGATGGGGCCTGGCCGCTTCGCCGAGATGATCCGCCTGGCGCTCGAAGCCCGCTACCGGGAGCTGGAGATCAGCCTGTTGGCGCATGACCCCTCGGCGCTCTATGGCGCCGACAAGGAAGGCGGCGAGTGGTCCTGGGTGGACATCGTGTCGCGCGGCCTCGGCATGCACTTGACCTCGGCGCCCTCTAACGAGCCGACACTGCGCACCGAGGCGGTGCGCGCCATGCTGGTCTATTCGATCGCGCCCGACGTGCCGGGGATCTTGGTTTCGCCTTCCTGCAAGATGCTGATCAAGGGCTTTGCCTCGCACTACCGCTACAAGTTGAACCTCGAAGGCAAGCCGATCGGCGGCGAGAACGCCCGGCCCGAGAAGAACGAATATTCGAACCTGCAGGACAGCCTGCAATACGCGGCGCTGACTGCAAGGGGCCGCTCCGGCTCGGTCTATTCCGCCGCCAGGTTGGGCCGGCCGGGGCGGCGATCGCTCGGCCCCGGCGACGGCAACAGCGTCGCCAAGGTGGAGTTCGCGCTGTGAGCCTCGCCATCTCACGCGGCGCCACGATGGCCGACATCATCGCGCTGTTGGAGGGCGATCGCGCCGACGCCAAGAAGCTCAACCCGCACTATCTGGCGCGCTGCCAATCGCGCTCGGATTACGCCTGGACCTGGCGGCGCTGCGACGGCAAGCCGGCGGTGTGCGCCGGCCTCTCCAAGATCAGGCCGCTCCCCGAGCGCCTCCGCTACGAGGCCTGGTTCACCTGCCGGCCCGATCTGACGACGGCGGAACTGCACGACTTCATGCGCTTCGCGGCGCTCACCTTGCGCTGGGTGGCGCTCGAATGCGGCCAGCCGATCGAGGCCATCGCCTTCGTGGCGCGCACGGCGGGCCGCTCGGCCGGGGAGCGCATCGCCCGCATGATCGGCTTCAGGCGCGAGCGCGAGCTCGGCGGCCAATGGGTCTACTCGTGGCAACCCCAGGAAAGGGCGGCAACATGGCTTCGGCACTAGGCGGCCTGCTCGGCGGCGGCGGTTCCGGCCACGCCCAGCGCATCATGCAAATCGGCCAGGCGCAAGAAGCCGCCGCCTCGCAGGCGCTCGCCGCGCAGCAGCAGCAGGCGACGGAGCAGATGATGGCGGCGCAAGAGCAGCAGACGCAGCAGTTGGCGCAAGCGCAACAGCAGTCGGCTTCGCAACAGCTTCAGGTCGAGCAATCGACGGCGGCGCAGCAGCAGGCGGCGGCGCAAACCGCCGCGCAGCAGCAGGCGCAGCAATTGGCGCAGGAACAGGCGGCCGCCGAGGAAGCGGCGAAGAACACCGTGTCGGCGCAAAACCAGGCGATCTCGACCGCCGCCACGGCGCAATCGCCGCTCGACATGGAGGCGGCGGCGACGCGGCGCGCCAACCTCGGTCGGGCCATCCTCTCCTACCGCTCGCAGCCGACTTATGTCGGGCTGCAGCGGCAGGCGGCGGCCGGGCAACTGGGAGCCTGAGATGGCCGCCGAGCTTGCCTCCAACATGCCGGCGCCGGGCGCCTCGACGGACGAGTTCAAGCAGCTCAAGCAACGCTCGATGAATGCCTGGGGCAAGCGCGACACGTGGACCAAGGTGATGCAGGACGCCTACGACTACGTGGCGCCCTTCCGCATGTCCACGCGGCTTTACGAGAAGGCCCCGAGCAACAAGACCGAACGCATCTTCGACAACACGGGTCCCATGTCCCTGGTGCGCTCGGCCGGCCGCTTGCAGCAGGACCTCTTTCCTCCAGGGGAGCGCTGGTTCGAACTCGAGCCAGGACCCGGCGTGCAGGCGGCCGGAGGCGATCCCGATCAGGTGCGCCAAGAGCTGCAGCAATTGACCTCCGTCTTGTGGCCGGTGTTCCAGACCGGCGAATGGGACATGGCGCTGATCGAGATGCTCTTCGACCTCTTGATCTCGACCGGCTTCATGATGATCATCGAGGGCGATCAGAATAAGCCGGTGCGCTTCATCGCCGCCTCGATGGACGAGATGGCGGTCGATCTTGGCCCCTTCGCTAACATCGACGGGGTGTTCTGGAAGCGCAAATGGCCGCGCCAGGCGATCATGAAAACCTGGCCGCGCGGCCAATTCGACGAAGAGATGCGCAAGGCCGCGGACTCTAATCCCGAAGAGCCGACCATGCTCTATCAGGACACCGTGTCGGTCGAGGGCGGCTTCAAGCTCTATGTCTACACCGAGAACGCGCAACAACCGATCTCGACTTCGTTCTCGCTCACCAAGCCCTGGATACATCCGCGTTATTTTCGCCTGCCGGGCGAGGCCTACGGCTTCGGGCCAGGGCTGTTGACCTTGCCCACCATCAAGACGCTCAACAAGGCCGAGGAGCTCACCCTGAAGGCCGCCGCGCTCGCCATGTCGGGGGTGTTCACCCGCATCGACGACGGCGTGTTCAACCCGGACACGGCGCGCATTCAGCCGGGCGCCTTCTGGACGGTGGAGCGCAACGGCGGCGTCATGGGGCCGTCGATCCAGCGCCTCGACGTGCCCGGCAACATGAACGTCTCGAACCTGATCCTGCAGGACCTACGCCTGCAGGTGCGCTCCGGCATGTATGACGAACCCGCCGCGCCGGAGCAGGGCCAGCCGCCCTCGGCGACCGAAGTGATCGGCCGGCTGGTGCGCCTGGCGCAAGATCACGCCGGCGCCTACGGCCGCCTGGTCTCGGAAATCATCATGCCGACGGTGCCGCGCGTCATCGAGGTTTTACACAACGCCGGCGTCATCAAGAGCAAGATCAAGATCGACCAACTCTTGGTCGGCATCAAGGTCACAAGCCCCCTGGCGCAAGCCTTCAACGCGGCGCGCATCCAGCCGCGTCTCGACTTCATGCAACTGGTCGGCCAGATCGCCGGCCCGCAGATGTTGCAGCAACTCATGCCGCTGCCCGTGGTGTTCGCCAACATCGCCCACGACATGGGCCTGCCGGCGAACGAGATTTATCCGCAGAACGTGCAGCAGGCGATGATGCAGACGGTGAAGATGATGGTGCAGCAGCAAGTGGCGCAGATCATGCAGCAGATGCAAGCGCAGCAGGCGGCGCAAAACCCGAACGGTGATCCGGGGCAAGCGCAAGCGCAAGGGGGGCCGATGCAATGAGCCTGCGCAAGACACCGCTCTATCGCCTGGCCCGCTGGAGCCAAATCCGCAGACGCGGCGACGCCTTTCTCTTGGTCGGCCGCTTCGAGGACGGCGAGGTGGTGCTGATCTCGGTGCATGACACGCTGGGCGAGGCCGCCGCCCACAACCTCGCCTACCTCTACGCGCGCGAGCGCGACGGGGCGCCGAGCCTCTACCTCGGCCGGCGCAATGGGGAAGCGCGGGCATGATGGAGCTCGTCGCCTGGCATGTGATTGGCGCCGTGGCGGTCGTCATGGCGCTCGTGTCGCTGAAACTGATTTTTGACGCGGTGCTGCCATGAACGATCGACCCGAGGCCGAGCCGACGCTGAAAAGCGCCATCGACGCGGCCATGGAGATGGGCTGGGAGTTCTTCGAGACGCCGCAGGCGAACGCCGAAAGCGAAGCCAAGCGCTTGCGCGAGGCGGCGCAGCGCACCGCCGAGCTCGCCGCCGCGCTCTATGCCACCTCGGCGGAATTTCGGACGGTGCTCGAATGGATGCTCGACGTGTCGCTGCGGCGCGCCGCCTTCGTCGCCCGCCTCGGCCTGCCGATGGATCAGGCCTACGGCTTTGGCTGCTTCCGCGAAGGGCAAAACGCCATGACGGCGGCGCTCCTGAAACTGATCGCGGAAGGCTCGAAGCGGCAAGCGCCGCGACCACG